ACACCCCAGCCTGTAGATGCTACAAAGTTATCAAGACCAGTATTAACTTGATAAGCTCCTACTACAGAACTACCACCATTACCTGTGTCGCTTGAGTTAGCAGTTACAGTAGAGTCGCTTGTGTCTTTAGCCTCTATTGTATAACTATTGGCATTAACTACAGTTGCTACTTGATACTCTTGATTCAAAACCGCCGCTGTTATATTACCACCCAAGCTAGATGCACCACTAAATGTAACAAAATCATTTTGTACTGCACCATGCGCTGTATCTGTTACTGTAATAGTTGCATCGCCATTTGACGCAGAAAACGTCACGTCACCTGCTGATGTAGTAAGTCTTATAGGAGTTACATCATTAAAATTATTACCTTCTTTAATGTAATATTTTAAATGTGTGCCGTTGCCCAAATATTTAGTGCCGTCTAGTGCTATCCAATTATGTAAAGCTCTTGAAGTTCCTAAATATGTGCTTGATGTTATTTCCTCCCAACCAGCGAATTTTTCAGGTCTACCTTGCCTAAATCTTATTAAATTGCAATCAAACCAACCGCCCTCATTGTCATATTGAGTGCCCTCTCTAACAATACCTGGTCTGAATGTTAATTTACTTAATGGCATCTACACCTCAGTCCAGTCTTTGCCTTCAAACAATAAAGCCTCTGCCTCTCTACGTCTCACTAAACCTTGCAAAACTTTACCGTTGCTTTTATTCCAACGCTTAATTTGATTTGGCACTTCTTCGTACTCTTTATTGTTTAAAACTTTTAACATAGTGCTGTTGTTTAAATTAGTTGATCCTAAATTGTATGTCCAAGAAACCAAAGCATCAAATTGACATTGTTCTAAATCTACATCTACTGCTTTTTCTACATACTCACAATATTCATCTAATTCATTCAATAACATATTATCTGCTTGTTCTTTAGATATAGTCATACCTTCTTTGACATTTTTTGTATGGCCATAACCTATAGTCCAAACTCCTGCTGCGCATTTGTAAGCCTCAAGCTCACAACCTTCAAACCTTTTTATCAAAGATATTCCTTCGTTTGATATATTCATACTAATAGTCCCCCCAGACTTTTGTTTTTTTACCACCATCGTATTGAACCGCGTGGCCTTCGTTGACAAGAAGTTCACAAATATCTTTGCCATCTTCTGTATAAGGTATTGCAAGTATTCTGCCATATTTACCCTTACCAAATGATTTTATAGTTATAGATCCTATACATAGTTCTTTTAATCTTTCTTTAGCAGCTAAACCTAATTTCTTTTCTGCTAAATCGCGAGTCCTTGATTCAGGCGTGTCTATGCCTGCCAACCTGCAACGTTGTTTATGCAGACGGACATCAAAGCCTAAGTCAAGGGTAACATCAATTGTATCGCCATCAACCACTCTCTCGATAGTTGCTTTGTATATATATGGTTCTGGTTTATTGCTCATTTTTCTTGGTTGTTACAGTTCTATAATATACAACAACATCTTTTAACTCAGTAATATACCTTTTTATCTCTTGCATATTGTAAGCCATCACTTCGTAATCAGGTATTGTCATAGCTAGAAACACTAGCTCGCCTTCTTGTTTTTCAATTCTAGCCAACTGTTCTTCCCAATTATCGGGCGTTACTGCAATCCATTGTAGTTGTTTGAGATCAATTTCTCTTGGCATTATAGGTTGTACGATTGTACGCTCTATAGGTTTTGCAGTTACTTGTATTGGATTAGTTGGAAGTAGGCTGCAACTGGAGCCCGCTATCAAGATCATCAATAGTAACGCTGATTTTCTCAATATCTTCCATGATATGTTTTGTACCATTATTTATTTTCCTCTCCATTTCTACTGGATCACTTAATATTTTAGCCGTAAGTTGATAGTTTTGTATAAACTGTGTATAACGGTTTAGTTCCCTTTGTGCAGCTTGACTTCTGATTGTCATATCTTGAAGTTGCTTGGCTTGATTATTAAAGTCTTTTTGGATAGTTTTTATTGTTTCTTCTTGCGTAACAACAGCACTTTGCAATTTAGAATTATTCGCTACAAGTATTTGATTTTGACTAAAGAAGTAGTAGCAAGCACCTAATAATACCGCTACGATTCCTGATAATACTTTACTCATTATTCATGCACCAATGCCACGCATCATTATCAGAATGTAAAAAATCTTGACATCTTTTAAATTTCTCACGCCATTCGTTAGAATCAAACCTATCGTCCCATTCTAGTGGTTTTTTTGGTGTTTCTATAAAATTACTATGTGTTGTACAGCTTACTAGACTAGCCAGCAAGAGGATTTTTATTGTTGTCTTTGATTTCATCTACTTGTTTATCCAAACTTTCTATATCTGCTTTTATTGTTGCAATATCTGTTTTTATATCAGTAACATCAGGCACTTCAATATTGTCTATCTCTTTTTCTAAGAACTGAACAGATGTTTCTATAGAAGCAAAGCGCTCTTCGATAATTTTCATCTCATCTTCAGCCTCATCAACTCCACCAATCTTAGCTTCAAGGTTTTCTAATCTATTTACATATGTTGCACCTGTATAACCGAAACCAGCTAAGGTGCCTACTATAGAAACTAAAGCAATTATTTGTCCTGTTTTGCTTTGAAACCAATCCATATCTATCTCCAAATTTCAGGCTGATTATCAATCATGCTTTGTAAGTTATTTATATTTTGACTCGCATAATTATAAAAAGCATTTATATTGTCATCTATTCTAACAGACGAATATATATCTTGAGAAGTGTACCAATCACTAGCATCTGGTATGACATATTGTGTATAACTATTAAATTGTGGCACATACCCTATTAAAGCAACTAATCCTGACTCATCACTATACTCACCAGTTGCTTGTTGTTCTTCTTGCATTTCTTCTTGTTGAGCTTCTATGTTTTGAGCGATAATTTTATCTGCGATTTGATCTGCTTCAGATTGAGTCATAACACCACCTATAGCAGTATCTATCTCGCCTTGAACATTTTGAACCTGAACATCAGCCATCACTATTTCAGCACCACCATCAACACTATTCATAGGAGTGATATTTACACTTACAGATCCACCTATATCATTACTTAATGATAAAACTTGATTATTTTGGGCTGTAGCACTTGCAAATTGATCTGAGATGCTTGGCGAAGATGTAGTGCTTATACCACCAGATGCTGATGCAGAACCACTACCAGATGTGTTTGCAACCGCAATATTTGACGATTGATTGTTTTGTATAGAACTACCAGCTGTAGAACTAGCTGTCGCTGTATGTAACGCATTTTTAACCACTTGTAATGCTACTGATCGTAATTTTTTATTACTACCAGGACTTTCATTTTCTACAATATCAATCTCTTCAACAATCTCCTCCAAAACTTCTTCTGTTAATTCTTCCTCTCTGTCAGCCAATCTCTCTTCTCTAAGCTCTTCAAATACTTCTTCTAATTCTTCAAAAACTTCCTCAACAGCTTCTTCTTCAAATATATCTTCTATAAACTCTTCTTCAGGCTCATCACTTTCAGCCACTCTTTCTTCTCTAGTCTCTTCTCTTGTTTCTCTTCTTTCTTCCTCAAACCAATTATCAAGTTCCTCTATGGTGTTAATCACTAAAAAACTTTCAGGCTCAGTAAAATCCTCTACAAACAAAGTTTCTTGTAAAACAAATTGCTCAATTAAAATATCTTCTTGATGTATTGGGTCTTCATGTCTAGGATGAAAGTCGTCTATAAAAGGTAATGGTTCTGGCTCGAAAAATATAATCAATTCTTCAGGCTCTGGGCCACTAAAAAACTGTTCAAAATTATCTTCACCAAATTCTTCAAAAGGCGGGAGAATATCCTCTTCAAAGACCTCTATTATATTAAATGGCTCATCATGGCTATGTTGATGATGATCTTCATCTACAAAAATACCTGTAGCAAATTGTTCTTGCTCATCTACAAAACCATAGTTGGTTTGGTCATCATTAAAGAAAGCAACAGATTCTTGTTGTCTATAACCAGCACAAAATGGAG